ATACTTAAATCTATTGTATCAAATATATCTTCATCAATTAATTCTTCTGCTTCATCAAGAACCCAACAACTTATTCCTTGTAATGATTTAAGACTTGCAGTTTGATTTCCTGCTGATGTCTTTATTCCTCTAAATAATATTTCTGATTGATTGCTTGTGTTTAAAACTTCTGATTTGTTTATACTGAAAATATTTTCAAAACCTAGTAAGCTAATCTTTTCTAAAAATTCAGGTATAATAGATAGATGAGCTGATGTCATTGTGTATCTTGTAAATAGTATTCTTATACCTTTTGTCATTGTAAGCAAAGTAAGAAATACTGTTGCAGCAAAAGATTTACCTGATCCTCTACCTCCTGTTATTATAAAATAACGTGCATCAGATTCAAATAATGAATTGTATTTAAGATTCAGTTTCAGTTTTAACAAATGTTATTACAGGCATATTTATTGCTTTATCACCTGATGTTATATCTACTCTATTTGTTTCATTCCATCCAAGTTTAGTTTTTGCAGCGTGTATTACAACTGATGGCACTTTGTCTTTTACACATTCATAATACTTTGACTTTACAAAGTCTTTAGATATATTTTCTATTTCATCAACTTTAGCTGCAAATTCTTCATCTTCTTTTAACCACTTATAAAAGTTGGTTCTGCTTAGATCAGTTGCCTTTAGTGCAGTAGTAACTACTCCTAGTGAGCTTTCTAAAGCTTTCAGCAATCTTTCTTTGTTAATCTTTGTTCTATTTTGTTCCATTTTTTATATTTTGAGCGAGTAGGTGGAATTGCACCCCTTCTCTAGTCTGGAATGACTAGCGCATTACTCTTTATGCTTTACTCGCATTTTTAGGATAAGGTTTTTTTAATTCTAAACACTTATCTTTTAATTCTTTTGTTAGTGGATATATGTATTTTAATTTTCCTTTTGATTTTACAACTTCTGCATTTTTATCTAAACTTTTTGCATATTCTAACCTGCTAACACCTTTTTTAAACATACTTCTACTATGGTATATTTTACCATTTACTTTATAAAATAGATTTGATTTAACTTCACCTGTAAATATCCAATTTGTTGCTTGGTATATTGTTCCATAATGTTTTTGATCTTTATCTGCATAGCTAACAATTAATTTTACTAACGGTATATCTTTTTTGATAAGTTTTAAACTTAATGCTAAAGCTTTACTTGTTAATGATTGTTTACCGTTTAATGCTACTCTTACTAATTCTAAAAATTTTCCTTGTTGTAAATTATATTGTTTTCCTAAGTTTTTATTAGCACCTGTACCATATAAAATAACACCACACCAATCTTTTTTATCATTAAAAACTGAATAGCCAAACACATTTACAGGTACACTTTTTGCATAATGAAATTTTAAACAAGCATATTTTATAGCTTTATGTGATGCCTTTTTTAATATCATAATTCTCCTGCACTTACTGAATATATTGCTTTGTTATATTTACTTACTATTTTTGATATTTCTTCTTCTGCATTTTGTAAATCATTTTTATTAGCAAATGTTATTTTTATTACAGATGGTTTGTTTTTATTTTCTTCTGTTAATTCATTAAAATCAGGTTCTTCTAGGTCATCTTCATTTTGCCATACATCTAAACCCCATTCAGCAAGTTCTACACTATCCCATTCATTAGCTAACATATCCCATTCCCACTCTCCAAATCCAACATTATCTTTTACTATAAATTCTTTCTTTTGTTCTGCAGTAAGTCCTTCTGCTACTTCTATCCATACTTCTTTTAATCCTGCATCTTTACTTGCTTTAAGTCGCATATTACCACCTAAAACTACCATATCTTGATCAACTACAATTGGTCTGAGCTTTAACATTTCAGGAAATTCTTGTATCGACTTTACTAACTTTTTAAACTTATCGTTTTTAATTATTCTAGGATTGTTTGGATTTCCTTTTATTTTGTATAACTTAACTTGTTGTTTCATATTATATAATAGAAAATTATTTTTTTTATTTAAAGTCTTCATTTACACCTCTATCACCTGTTAGCTTTTCTTTAGCACCATCCCATAAATAATCTCTTTTTTTGTTTCTACTAAGTGAGCTTTCAGTTCTTTTAATAGTTGGCATACCTTCTTCAGGTTCACTATCCATATATTTGCCACAAGGACATTCAGAACCTTTTGTTATCCATTTACCATCTCTATATACCATTGAGATTTTATGTATCTCCTTTTGATGATCTCCACATTCACATTTATATACTGTCATTTTTTATTGCTCCTGTTAATGTATTTGTTTCATTGTTTATTCTATCAAGTTCAAACTGCAAATGATTAATAGCTTTTTTTATATCTTGCTTCATTGGATTTCCTTCTTTTTTTCCTGCTCTTAATAAATAAGTAATAGCTGTTCCTATATTGTAGTTATCTGCTTGGTAATCTTCTATTACTTTTCTAGCTTCTATTTTATACTTTTTACCAATATAATAATGTGGTGTATTCATTTTTTATTTCTTTTAAATTTATATATAATAATACCTGCAAATGGTGTGCCTAATAAAAGTGTTAATAAACTAGGATGTGCTTCACCACAAAGTCCTGTTAAGTGTTTTAATATTTCTATCATTTATATTTTTTATATAATTTTTTAATACCATCAAAACAAGCAGAAATACAACTGCCGCAATTGGTATTAGGATTATAACTTGTATTAAATATTGTGTTATATAATTCTATCATTTTATTTTTTGCATATACATTTTTAGCTTTGCCTGTTTTTATATCCTCCCATACTTTTATAATCTCAACAACTAATTCTTTTGGTAACTCTTCAGGAGTTTCTATTTCAGTTGTTTTTTGCCAATATTTTTTTGGACATTCCATTGGCGATAACCTTGCTTTAATTTTCATAAAGCATTTGCAAATTCCACAATTTCCTAATAAACTAAGATAATGTTGACACCCTTTACATATTTCAATTCTCTCTTCATAAACTTCATTTGGTACAAAGAATTTATTTATCACTTTTTTTCTTTTTATTTTTACGTTGTAATATTATATTATTTACACTACACCTTGTCCAATCAGGATGATGAAAACCAAACTGCATTACAAAAGAATCTTTTTCTAATGGATTATATAGTTTCATTTAATTTTTTTTTTAAAATATTTCTTACCTTGTCTATTGTGGTAAACAAACTGTTTCTACTAATCTTTGTTTTTTCAGCTAAACTATCTAAAGTATTTCCTTCGTAATAATATAACTTAAAAAGTTCTTTATCGTACCAATAAAGTTTATCAATTTCGTTATCAATCATTTCTAATTTTTCATACTGTAATACATCAGGAATATCTTCTGCTAAATTGTAAATACTTTTGTTAAAATTATAAGATTGATAAATACCACACGAGCTATTGTTTTCATATGGTGTTGCTAAATTTCTATAATATTTATCGTATTTATAATAAAAACTACTTCTTTTGCTTGTTAAAAATCTTCTTAAAGCAACTGCTCCATATTTAGTTATTCCTGTAATTCCATCTTTATCATATATATTTTTAAGAGTTTCAGGATTCATTTGTAAAAAGTATAACATTAATTCTTGAACTGCATCATTTATTCTATCTTCATCTTGTGAAATACCATATGCCATTCTTTTAAATTTATCTGATAACTTTGATATTTCAAGATAGATTTTATTCATTTTCTAGTTTTAATAATTTTAATCTATCTACTGTATTATGTAACATTTCATTTAACACAACACTATAAGCTCTTATGATCGCTGAATTTCTTTTAGTTTCAACACCTACAAAAAAACCTGTTGTTGCTACCGATAAATTTATTGGAATAATCATTAACCAATTATAATAGTCTTCGTTTGATTCATTACCAAAACCATTATGATAATCGATTATATCTTTTACTATGTCTAAATAATTTTTGTATTTTGATTTTGTGCTTACTTCTTCTGCAAATTCAAAACAAGCATTCATAAATGGCTCAATAGTCATTTTGTGTTCTTGACTTGCGAATATTGGCTTTTGCATATGCCAAATTTATAAATATAATTTACTCAATCAATTTTTCTTTTTTTATTTTATTAACAAGATTTTTATAATAACTTATTTTTTCTTCATAGTCTACTCTAGACATTTTATAAATTGATCTTGATTTATATTGCATTTCTTCTGCTGTTCCTTCACCATATTTAGCATCTAAATTTAATCCAAATTGATATTGCTGTCCTTGTCCAAATAGATTATCAGCAGGTGATTGTGGTTGTACATTAATTTCACACCATCTTGTCGATAGGTGTTTTCTAGACATAAAATGACCTGCGTGTATTTTTTTATAGTGATAAACTTTTCCTGATGTAAAACATTGCACCATCCCATATTCATTACAATCTCTTAATCTTATATAAAGACTAAACCACTTGTCAAGTTCTTTTTTTAGTTTACTTATTGACTTCATAGCCTAAATCTTTTTTCCATTGATCTTGTGCTACACCTTTTCTTATGTAGTATTTTTCACCTCTTAATTCAGGATTTTCTTCTTGTAGTTTTGCTCTTGCTCTTTTAATGCTTGGAGCTGATGTTAATTTTCCTAAAGAATAAATCTTTAAAAAATCTTGAGCTGAAGAATCACCATTCATATCATATGCTTTAAATTCTTCGTGCCATATATTACTGCACAATCTATAATCATTATCTCTCAAATGTGTAAATTTTTCTAGCCAGTATTTTACTTTTTCTTTTGTTTTCATAATTTTTTTTTAAGTTAGTTATTCTAAATATACAATTGTATCTTGATAAAATGGTACTTTTTCTTTAGACATACCTAACTCTCTTACCTGATGTTCTGCATTGTCTACTACTTTTTTATGTGCATAAGTCCACTTATAAAAAGTTCTTATGTTTAAAAAAGGTTCATCTTTTGAAAACCTAACTCCTTGATGAAAAGCATCTTGTATCTGATTGAAAGTCAAGTTTTTAAATCTATTTTCCTTTTGTAAATCTTGTGCAAATATTTTACTAAGACTTGCCATAGTATTTGCATCAGTTTTATGACCTATCTCTACGCTTGTTTTAGCTATAAGGTCTAAAACT